GACCGATGGCCGCCTGGATGCCGTCCTGATGGAAGGCGATGACAAGCGTCGTGGTCAGCTCGTCCGTTTCCCATTCCTTGATGCGGATGGTCGTATAAACGCGGCGCAGGATATGCGCCTCGACGGCCATCGCCCCGTACTTTTGTTCCACCTGGGGCAGGACGACCACGCCGGGCTGTGCCTTGTTCTTGTTCTGGGCGGCGAAGATTTCCTCCACCTCGTAATTCAGGTTGTGTTTCTGGCAGATGCCCGCCATGCGCTCTATCACCTCGTAATGGTAGATTCCCTTGAGCGGGTTGCCATAGATGTCATTTTCCTTGTGTGTGCGCCGGAGCGTGTCGAGCGTCATCACCTCGACGTTGTTGTTCTGGAAATCGAACTGCACGGGGGCAGCCGTTGTTGCTAATGCTGTTGCCATAATGATTGGTGTTAAAAAGTTATACAATAAGAAAGGCGGTGAACCGTTGTCCAGCGCCTTTCCGGAATTCATTTTGTAGTTTCAGGCAGGTAACGCCTGCATATCAGGTCCGTGATACTCGGGTAATACACGTTGCCATAAGTTCCGTATGGTCCGAAACGGGCAAGGAAGCGGAAGTAAAAATCTACCGGACGCCGGTAGCTCGTCTGTATTTTGGTTTTCAGCAGGCGGTAGGCGTACTCGTCAGAATTTTCCACCTTGACCTTGCGTCCGTTGAAATAATAGTTTCCCTCCTTATCTGAAGAAAACGATACCTCTTCCTTTGCCGGACGCTCGCCGGCAACGACCCTGAAGAAGTCCTCCAGGGAGTGGCAATCCTGGTATTCTACCGGAATCGTGTCGCCCTCTCGCAGTTTCACGTCCAGCTTGTCAAGCAGTGTCTTGATGGCGGGCGTGTAGATATTTTCGGATTGGAAGCATCTTATATCCCGCCAGTATTTCTCGAAAAGAGAGCCGGTTTCAAGGAGCAGGAACAGGGTTTCACGCGCTGTCTGCGGTTTATCGGCCAGATACGGAATATACTCGGTCACCAGTATGGAAAGTGAAAGATACTCCTCCGGTTGCAGTTCGCTCTTCTGGTGCAGGTTACAGTGCCTCTCGAGCAGGGAGTCGATGTCGGCTTCCCGCAAGCTTTCGTCCGTCCATGCCAGGCAACCTTCTTTCTTGCAGGCGGGACATTTATCCGCTCCATACGGCAGGAGCATCACCTTGCCGCAATCGGAACAGGTGACCAGGTCGCCTCGTTCCGTATAAACATCTACCGTTTCCATTCTCAATCCTCCGCGTAAGGCCATTCAAGGCAGCAGTCATTGCATACGGCCACGCCCTCGTCACTCAGAATGTCAATATCTGTGCCCCCACATTCGGGGCATACCGGTGCCTTTTTCTTGTCCATTCGTCGCTCTGCCGCTTCTTCCGTCAGAAGCAGCGGCACCCAGTATGCCGATGTGCCGAAATCCCGCATCCCGTTTTCATCCTGTATGGGTTCACAACCTTTCGTTCCCATGTATTTCTGGGAGTCCGGCCAGCACACGGCACGGTAACACTTGTCCCGCTCGGGCGATTTGCCGGTATGGCGTATATAGTCTTCCTCGGGCACGTAAAGCGCTCCGTTGTCCCCGCTTTCCCATGCCGGGTAACCGGTTCCTTGCTCCTCGAAAGGAGCACTTTCCTCGGGAAATTCCACGAGCACATACAACTTGTCATCCCATGCCAGGGAACACTCGCCGCAGTGGAACCGACTTTCGTGAATATCATAACGGATATTTTCCGAATTGCATTTCGGACAGATAATGTCTTTTGTTTTTACTTTCGGGAAACTCAGAATTTCTCCGGCAATGACTTCCATACTGGGGCAGAACAGCTGTTCGTGGTAATCGTCCGCCATCTTTTCCGCCAGATTCTGCATGTCGTCGTCGCTGATCTTTTCCACATCGAAACCTTGTCCTTCCAGGTCATCGCGGTGGACGGACGTGATGGGGAAATACCCGGCGTTCAGCTCCCGGATAAATTGTCTTTCCTCTTCTGTCGGTTCGGGTAAGTTGTTGAAATATTCCCTGAGCCGTTGATAAAGTTCTCTTACCATAATTATATTCCTGTTTTTAATCTAATATCCACCGGTCGAGGACCAGTAGTTCCGGTCCATGATTTTTTCAAGTTCGAGGTCGGAACGTTCTTTCCAGAGGTCGAAGTCGTCAAGCAACTCCGTTCCGTCCTCCAGAGAAAGCACCGTATCCTCATTGTCAGACAGATAGTCTTGTATGTCATATCCGGACGGATAACGGTTTTCCCGGATGATTTCTTCTGCAGTTTCCTTGTCCATTCGGTTGCCATTTTTTCAGTTCGCCGGTATTGTAACCGGATTCATTTGTTTTGTCTTTTTCCTGTAAAACCTGTCGATGGCAAGGAAGTAGTCCTCCGCATCCCAATCAGTGCCCGCATGTCCAGTCTCGAATTCTTCCGCCCACCGGACGATCTCGGCATTGTAGGCAAGGTCCACGACAGCCTCCTGCAACTTGTTGTAGCCGTTACACTCCCTGCCATTGGAACGCAGCCATAAGTCCACGTCGACGGCATCCTCTTCCGTCGTCTCGTTATGCAGGCACAGGCACTGCCCGTTGCCGTTATGGCATACGAGGACCGGCCGTTTGGTGTCGGGGCATATCCGTACCAGCAGCTCATTGGCGGCAAGTGTTTCCGTATCACGCCCATTGAGCATTGCAGGAAGCGCCTGGCTGACCAGGCTCAGGATTTCCTGTTCCTCCTTTGTCCCGGACGGCTTGGAAGCCAACAGGTTCTGTATGCTTTTAAGAAGATTGTAAATCATAGTCAGCAGTCGTTATGTTCTTTCCAGATTTTACGTTTCTCGTCATAGCCCTTGTTTTCCCACCATTCATTGCAGGTTTCGGCAAACCCCTGATGGTTGTCTCCGGCCGGACGCTTGCCCTGACGGTAACCCGTGATCTGTTCCATTTGATTTTCGTCCAACGAGTCCCACCATTCCTGCATGCGCTCCTTGAATTCCCTGAGCGTAATGAAGGACTGTTGGTCCTCGCATTCACACCAGTTATCATAGCGGTCTATACCCGTGGTACCGATGAATGTACGGGCATTCGGATCCACCCATGCCTGGGTCTGTATATTGTCTGAACCGCACTCCTCGCATACGACAATCCCGTCGTCATTGACATCAGCGGAGATGAACCCGTGTTCTTCCAGCCAGTGGGCAATCTCAAGCAGCCCCTCGGTCTGTACCTGTCCGATGGGCTCATCGAAATCCTCGCCGGCTTCGCCGTTGAGCGTGCAGAGCAGTTTGCCGTTCCCGTCGATGAAAAGTTCATAAACGGTCGCACTTTCATAACCGCCGTATCCGTAAAAAGCGGAATTGTGGACCACCACTATCGGGGAGGTTTCATACTCCGCTGATTCCGCCTCCCGGTAATGTACGCCACAGTTACGGTAAAACGTGCCGATAATATTGTTCTCTTTTTCCTGACTTCGTCACTATAAAAGCATCAATTTTATAATATCTTGATAAATAATGTTTTGTAACTTTGCATACCCTGATTTTGGGGTACGCAAAGCATTTTTGTATGTTTATCAAGCGAAAAAAGAATCGGTCATGTACTGTAAGTATCGTTGTAGCTGAAAAGATTTCAGGTTATTACAAGGAGCTTACCACTATAGGTATAGCGCGTACTCAAGAAGAGATAGATTCTCTCATAATGAAAGGTCGTAAATGGATAGATGCGGAACAGGAACACCGCCATCCACGGCTGGATCTTTTCGGAGAGGAACGTAATAAGTGTGATGCAGAACTTCTGAGTGCCGAACAGATGCTTTCATACGTAACCAACATCTCCATCAATGGAGCGGACCTGATACTTGACCGTGTCTTTGACAACGTGGGATTCAACAGGATAGATGATGAGGTATTTCGCCAACTTGTAAAAGCCCGCTTGTCTTATCCTGCAAGCAAAGCTGCCACGGTGGAGTATCTGAAGAATCATTTTGACGAAGATGTCAGCCTGTCGAAGATCTATCGTTATTTAGACAAACTGAGCGATAATCAACATAAGATAGTTCAGGACATAAGCGTCCTTCACACAAAGAAGATTCTAGGCGGCCATATCGGAGTGCTGTTTTATGATGTCACTACCCTCTATTTTGAATCGGACTATGAGGACGAGCTTCGCAAAACCGGTTTCTCCAAGGAAGGGCGTCATCAGAACCCTCAGATTATATTGGGACTGTTGGTCAGCATTGGCGGCTATCCTCTTGCGTATTGCATCCATGAGGGCAACAAGTACGAGGGACACACGATGCTTCCGGTAGTGACGGAATTTGTCCGGAAATATGAGCTGGAAGATTTTATCGTGGTGGCTGACTCGGGGTTAATGAACAACGATAATATAGCCGACTTTGAAGCAAACGGTTACAAGTATATCATCGGTGCGAAAATCAAGAACGAGAGTAGGAAAATACAGGAATGGATACTGGAGCAGCCCAAGACAGACTGCCAAATGGTTGAATACGATAAAGGTAATGGACAGAGGTTGTTGGTCGGATATACGGAAGACCGTGCCCGAAAGGATGCTTATAACCGTGAGAAAGGGATACGCCGGCTGGAGAAGGCATACCACAGAGGTACGCTTACCAAAGACAATATCAACAAGCGCGGATACAACAAGTTCCTGAAAATGGAAGGAGATGTGAAAGTGACCATCAATTACGAGAAACTGGAGAAAGATGCGAAATGGGATGGTCTCAAAGGATACCTTACCAATACGGATATACCAGTAAATGACGTGTATGCCGCCTACCATAACCTATGGCATGTTGAAAGAGCCTTCCGCATATCAAAATCAAAGATTGAGATTAGACCAATGTTTCACTTTACAAAGCGCAGGATAGAAGCCCATGTCTGTATCTGCTTCGTGGCCTTGAAAGTTTACAAGGAATTGGAGCGTCTGTTGAAACTATCCGACATAAATATGAGTGTGGACAAGGTGCTCGCTCTTGCCCGGACCATCGTGACAATACAGATGACATTGCCTCAAAGCAAGCAGACTATCAATAGGACTATGCTTATGAAACGGCATCAACATATTGCTCCATTGTTTGCTGAGGAATTTTGGGGTACGCGTTGACGAAGTCAGGAGGTTTCATACTCCGCTGATTCCGCCTCCCGGTAATGTACGCCACAGTTACGGTAAAACGTGCCGATAATATTGTTCTCTTTTTCCACGGCACGGCGAATTTTCCCCAAAAGTGACTCTCTGATGGAGATGACACTGAGTTGCACATAATCCTTACGGATACGCCTGTACACTTCCTGCTCGAAGTTGTCTTGGACGGAATCGAAAGGGGATACGCCGGCGTTTTCTTGGATATATTTGTCCTCGTAGAAGTTATAGTGCCGGCAGACAATATTCCTGACGCGGCGAAATTCCTCCCCGGCAAATTCGTGGATGCCATCCTCGCTTAGCGAAGTCGGGAAATAACAACCGGGCATGTGCGCTGTCATTTCGCGGTAAAGCGCGTCATCATCTTCCGGAAAAATTCTGTCTGTTTCCGGTACTGTGGGATTCTCTTGTTTCATGTTGCTTGTTTTTATCTGTAGTTGAACAATTTCCGGTCTGCCGCCCGTTGCGTGGCGGTCACCATATTCTTATGTCATAGTCCTTGAAACAGCCCTCCAGCTCTTTGAGCCCTTCCAGGCTGTGCAGCCCTTCTTGGGAGCTTATCTCTATGTCCACGGACATGCCATAATCCTCTTTTACTTTCACTTCCGAATCGGGGAATACCTCCCTGACCGCTTCCGCTATGCGGGTGTTTTCTGTTCCGTTCTTAACGATGTTGAGTATCATATGTCTTTCTTTTTCTTATGCAGTACAGTATCGCTTTGATTCTGCGGATGTTGCTTTTGACTTGTTGTTTCATAAATTCCCAGGCTCTCGTTTTTCCGTTTCCGGTACCTTTCCTTGATACTGTCAATATTGTCG